TATCAATAGCATCACATCACCCACATCCCTCTTGATAATGATTATCAATAGCATCACATCACCCACATCCCTCTTGAGAATGGTTCGCATTAGCAATCCCTATCCGCGATAGAGAAGGAACCGCGCCTGTAACGCGCCGCACGTTGGAGCAACAATCTTGCGAAGATAGACCGCATCGCGCAACATTCGGAAAGTCAGCCGCGCGTCGCACCTCATAAAGTTACGCAAATCAGCAACATTCTTGCGCCTCAGCAACATTGTTTCAATCCACCCCAATTCCACGCAACAATCAATCAAAGTCTAGCCAAACAACGTAATAAAATAACACTTGCATCCTGGTCGAAAACCCCTACCTTGGGGACATCGAAAGCGAACCCGCCCTTTCAGGGGTCAAACGGGGGAGCCTAGATAAAGGCTTGACTTCCTGAAAAGGGCCGTCTAGTCTCTACATAGTCGAAAAGCCCGCCAACGGGCCGCTTGCGACAAGGCATCTGCAAATCCGCTAGGCGGCTTCCCTGCAATGTGCCAGCGTCCTAGCTAGACAGTGAAAATAGAGGCTTGACATTCCAGAAACGGGATTTTAAGCTACAAATCATCCGATACGGTTCATCCGTGTCCTAAATGCCGACTAGCGCCTTCCTCTAGGGGATTGCGGCCTAGTAGCGGAACGAGATAGGGTAGCGCCTATCTGCTAGGGCGAACCGTATCACTCGACCGGGTTTGCAGTATGCTCTGTGAGGCAAACTGGCAACGCTTAAAGGTGAAGAACCGCCTGTAATGGGTGCAAAGCTAGGGCGTTATCCATCATACGGACCAAAAGGCCAGCCAACGTGTGACAAGCGTTGGTCGCGGTGAGACGCTGTAGGCTATTCAACGGGATAGGATCATGTGCAAACGTATCGTTTGTTGGCATGATCAAAGGGATAAGCCCGGCTTGGCACCACGCTAAGCGGCTCCCGCGTCTAGCTTCTAGTGAAACCCTAGCAGAGAGTAGGTTAGACGGTAAAAGATTAACTAGCTAGGTTGGCAGTCGCCAGTCACCAGACGGTTTAACGATTGTCAGCCTTGCTAGCTATAGCTGCATGGCTCCCAGGATAGCCTTAGGTCGCGTGACCGCTTAGGAGAACCATTATGTCAACTTGCATCCATGCTCGTGCCAGCTACAACCGTGTCAACCCTAATCTTCGTGTTGGCAAGCGTTCGCAGCCCCAGGCCCAAAAACCGACACATGACACCTTTGTTCGTGTGTTCATCCCGTCATCCGCTCGTCCAGTGTCCAGCTTCAAGCTGACTATGGCGGCGTGTGTCCAGCTTTCACAAGTGACAGACACCGATTTGTCGCCTTTCCAAATCCATGCCCGCCTTATCAGTGGCAAACCGTTCAAGTCTATCTGGAACAATCAACCTGCCATCATCAAACTTTGAGTATCACCCTGCCGTGCAGCTATACCTAGCAAGGAGCCTAGGATAACCTTAAATGGAGAACCGAAATGTCCAGTAATAAGATCATCGACCGCAAGATCAACACTTTCATCACCAATCGTGACAAGCTCAAGAACCTGGGCCACGAAATCGCCATGATGATTTTCGATCATGCGAATGAGCATGGGGACTGCACCCGTGCCATCAAACTCGCCAAGGCTCTGCCGAATAGCTGGCAGCCCCAGATGGAAGCATGGTTCAAGGCGTTCTCGCCCATCCGTGTCATCATCAAGAACGACAAGTGTGAGTTCGATCCGGCGTTCAAGAAGGCAACTTCCGAGAACAAGGCCGGTTTCTGGGATCGTGACAGCGCGCTTGCCACGCCTTTCTTTGACTTGATGGAAGAACCCAAGGTGGACAAGATCATGGATTTTGCCGCCCTTGTCGCCCTTGTGCAGCGTGTCGGCAAGCAGATCGAGAAGAAAATCCAAGAAGGCAAGGTGGCCGACGAAGATGTCGAAAGCGCCAAGTCCATCGCTCGCACCGTGTCCGGCCTGTCGTTCAACCGCGTTCCGCCTGTCAGCGCCAATGACAGCCAGGAAGGCGCGGGGGAAGATACTCCCAAGCTGTCGGCTGTGGCGTAAGCCCATCGGCTAAGTTAGAGGTAGGTGACATGTGACCTCCGAACGGGTGCAAGGCTCGTATTCATTTTTCGCTTGACACCCGTAAACCGCTGATTTGCGTGGTGTTTTAGCTTGTCAAGAGGAAATCGACATGGCCAAGACCAATCCCGCACTGACCCCTCTGTCGCCTGTTCAGGTGCGGAAGCGTATCATCGACAACGCTCGCCGTGAAGGCAAGCACGCCTTTCCCCTCACCACGATGGGCGTGGCGATGGTGGAAGCTGCGCTTCGCTAGTCGCATGGTTCGCGCTGTTCTGTGGCGTCTGGAAATCGCCCTGATAGGCTCGCTGGTAGCGTGGGGGTATATCTCCTGCGCTATCTCCGTGTATCACTGGATCAAGGGATAACTATCATGCTGACTATTCTGTTGACGTATGCGAACGGTGCGTTCGAGACTGTCAAGGTCTATGATCGGTCTGGTCTGATGGACCTTGCCGCGTTCTACGGTGCGGACAGCGCCGAAATCCTGTCCTACAAGCCCTGAAAAGAGGGTCCAACCCATGTCATCGTTTGTTCGCCGCCTGCAAATCCGTTCGTGGAAGCGCATGGTTGGCAAGAGACGTGCAACGACTTGATATTCTTATTTAACTGTTCCGGGTTCGACACCGGCGACTTATTTGAGGACTACCGCTTGTGTATGCGTCGCAAGTGGGACACCGATAGTATGCCGCCCAAGTGGTCGTGCCGTGGCGCACCTTCATGGAGATACGCTGATGTCAGATAACAAAATAATTGAAATAGACAGCCAGTTCCGCGTTGGTGCTGAAATGCGCCATTGGGACGAGCAATACGTGAAGAACGAGCCGATGCTATTCTCTGCCACGCCGCGCTTTGCATGGGAGAATGGTGGGGCCATTACTCGTGACTTCCTTGCATTGTTCTTCGGCATCACGCTGGCCGACGAGGCAGGGTGGGTGCTGCGTGACAGCAAGTGCGGCAACTTCTCGTTCGACAGTCGCGTCCACATGCTCATGCCGGGCTGGTTCCCGTGCATCCCCGGCTGGCACCACGACGATGTTCCTCGCAGTCGCAGCGATGGACAGCCTAATTATCACACGCCGGAATATCATGCCCAGCATGTGCTGGCACTGGTTAACGGCGACATCTGCCCAACCGAGTTCGCAGTCGGTAAGACTGCCTACTATGACACTCCGCTGTTTTCGCCCAGTCCGATCTATAAGATGTGGCACGAGGAAGTCGAACAGGACATCAAGGACGGGGTGTTGGAACGTGTTCCGGTGCCTACCAATCGGCTGATCTATTTCGATGCCCGTTCGTTCCATCAAGGAACACGGGCTGTCAAGCGTGGCTGGCGTTGGTTCGGTCGCCTGTCGTGGAATGCTGGCTATGAGCAGGGGCGTCCGCACTTCAATGAGGTGCGTAAACAGGTTCAAGTCTATCTCGAACATCCGATGGAGGGTTGGTGAATACTTTAACGCTTCGCAACCCACCGCCTCCGAACTTGGCAGCTTGGTTGCTGCTGTTGTTCATTCTGTTCCTCATCATCAAAGGATGACAAATGCACAAGATTTTCGTTTACGGCACCCTTCGCCCCGGAACGGGTGAGACGGTGCAAATCCCCGGTCGCATGTTCGACTTGGGATGGTTTCCCGGTGCGGTGCTGATCGGCGTGGAGCCGGAACATCGCATCCTTGCGGAAGTCATCGAAGTGGACGACGCTGGCTTGGCCCGTCTGGACCGCTACGAGGGCTACGATCCGCGTCACCCTGAAAACTCTCTCTATGTCCGCAAGGAATACGAGGATGGGTTCATCTATCAGTTCAACGGCAACGTGGACGGGAAGCTGCCGGTTCTGACCGGCGACTGGCTCGACTACATCGGACAGAAGGAAGGCTGCAATGCAGGCATACATTCACGGGGGTAAGTGCTGCGGGATCAAGCACATTCAGGGTCTTGACTACGATCCGAATGCCATGCTCCCGGCCAAGGGGCGCGGTAAGAAGTTGGAGAACGAGGGTAGCTGCTACATGAACAGCACTCGTCCGTTCTTCTACGGGTCTGCGCCCGCTGAAACCTACCTCAAGCGTCTGGAACGCATCATCGCGTTCATCCACGCCAATCGTCCTCAGGGTGTGATCGAGGTCGTCCTGTCCAACTTCCAGTTGGTCCATTGGCGTCCGAAGATCGAGGCTCTGGGCTTCAAGCTGGTCAACAAGTGCAAGAACAGCAACAGTGGCCTGACGATCCACATCTACCATCTGAACAAGGAGTGATCTGACATGGTGAAAGTCATCTACGTCGATAAGGACGTGCTTCGGTTCGATGACCAGTCCGAGCTTTATTCGGATCACGATCAGGACTGTTGCGAGGCCCACTATCTCGATTTCTCGCAGCACTCGCTGTCGGATTTCGATGGCCTGGATTTCGACCTGTCGTCGCCTGATTTCTTCGAGATGGTCGATGACTACGGTATTCGTCTGTTGCCTATCAATGGGCATCCTATCGGTGTTCCCGGTTACGGTTACAACAACGGGTACTATTCGGCCAACTTGACGTTGGTTCTGGATCGTCCCGGTTCGTCCACGAAGTTCGACATTACCGAATGTCAGGTCATCAACGACTAAATCAAGGAGTGACTAACATGGAATTTCTTCGTTTCGGTTCGAGCATCCCCGGCAGCTATTGGGGCTGCTGCGCCTGCTGCATCATCCAGAACTTCAAGGTCGATCCCGACGAGAAGGCGAGCATCCAGCTTGTCAGCGGTGACGGTGGCGGTCCGATCCTCAAGGGTCGTGAAATGCTGTTCGCTGGTCCGACGTGGCGTGACATTTTCTGGCAGCGCATCCGTTCGGGCACGTTCGACAGCCGCGACATGCCGAACCATGCTTTCTTCGCCATCCTGACCGATTGGCAGGTGAACAGCGGCGTCGGCGCGAAGTGGCTGGCCATCCTTAAGGAAGCGGGCTTCGAGTTCGTTCGCTCGGTTTCCAACTCGGTTTACACCGGGCAGTCGCTCGCTCAGCCGAAGGGCAAGGGGTCGAACCTCAACTACATCTTCGCTCTGTATCGGAACATCGGCTCGGGTGCGCCTGCTGACCCCTTCACCCCGCCGAAAGTGTGGACTGACCTTCCTTCCGTTGTGCCGGAAGCGTGGGAGTTCGTGCAGGACGCCAAGGAGTTCGCCAAGGCACAGGCGGCGGCTCAGCGTGTGGTGTGGGACAAGATCGGCCCGCCCAATTTCCTGACCGAAAGCGAGGTCGTCGCTGCCGGTGCGCCGCTCACGATGGCAGGGTTGCGGAGCGAGTATCCGCAGGAACCCAAGCCGGGACGTGATGCGAAGATGGCGAGCAAGAAGGACAAGACCTACACGGTCGATCCTTTCGCCGCCGCAGCCTGACAGCGGTTTTGGCTTCACGTTTATTGAAGTGCAGTGGTTCCCAGCAAAGTAACGGGGGTTCGACGCCCCCGCGCCTCTGAGCCATCATCGTATGGTAATCAATTGTGAGTGACCGGCAACGCAACGCCAATAAGCCGTCCGGCCCACACGGCCCCGCGCCCTTCTGATCTGCTCACCTACTACGGTGGGACCTGATGCACGAAGACGAAGGGAAGGAGAGCAGCGTAGCGAACTGCTAATCCCGCAGAGGTGGACGCCAGCGTGAAGTCAGAAAGGGTGGGGGGTGTTAAGGGTTCCATTCTTTAGCACCCTCCATTCTCATCTTAGAAGGGACCGCCTATGAGATACGGCAACTGTTCAACCTACACGGGCAGTCTCCGCGATTGGCGCTTGGAACAAGCCCTTTGGGCTTACTGGTGCCGGGATATGGAGGATTGCTACCGTATCCTGACCCGCGTGTGTAACGCAGAAGTCACGGAGGACTATGACGATGAGCAAGAGGAAATCACGGCGTATTAACGCTGCCAACCGCGAAAGGAAGCGCAAGATGGCTGCCGCCACCACGAATACCCCACAGACGGATGATACGGGCCGTCGCGTCACGTTTATGAAGGACACGGTTCTGCAATACCCGGAACTATGGCTGGAAGTTTTCGTTGCTGGTTCCCCTTACGAGGAGAAGCAGTTCGCTGAAATGTTCGTTCGTTCTCGCTGCCGCAAGGCTGCGACCCCGGAAGAAGCGGACTTGGTGGTGTTCAGCGGTGGTCCCGACGTGGACCCGCTGCTCTACGGTGAGAAGTCGTATAAGACTACCCGGACGGACGTGCCGCGTGACAAGTGTGACATCCAACTCTACGATCTGTGTTTCAAGCTTGGCATCCCCATGCTTGGCATCTGCCGTGGCGCACAGTTCCTTCACGTTATGAACGGCGGCAAGCTGTATCAGGACGTGGACAACCACTACGGCGATCACGACATCTGGGACATCAAGAACAAGACGCTCGTGCGTGGCATTTCGTCCGTTCATCATCAGATGGTGATGGACAATACGGAAGGTGGTATGGAGTTGATTGCTTTCTGTTCCGGCAGGTCGAAGACGCGGCACCGCAATCCTCTCGACTTCGAGACGGGCAGCAATCGTGACATCGAAGCGTTCTTCTATCGGGACACCTGTTCCATCGGCATCCAAGGCCACCCCGAATATCGTGGCTACAACGCCTTCACCAAATGGTCGCTCGACCTCGTGAACCAACTGGTCATGGAGAACCCGGACCTCGAATACCGCGAGAAGAAGTGCCGCATGAAGCTGGAACTTCTCGCTCAGCGGGAGCAACTCAAGCAGAAGGAAATGAACTGATGTTCATTCAGGACAAGCTTTACAGTCTTACGTCGAAAAGTGGTTCTATCTGTACCGCCAATCGTCGGTGTGATGGCCCTGTTGCCATGACGAAAGAGCAGATTGTTACCCGTATTGGGGATAATGATCCTTCGGAATTTCGTATTTTTGAATTGGTACCGATAGAGCGTCAATTCGCCCTCAAGATGGAGATTGTGTAATGTGCGGACACGTATCTCCGTTCGAGCGAAACTACGGAATTCGCCACATTTTCGGCCCTGTTTATTTGAATGTGCGTTTTCGAGACTGGCTTCGCCTCTTCTGGCAGCACCCAGAGGCAGACGTTTTCTGGTACTGTGTTGGCCCCATAACCGTTCTTCGTCAGCCTTGGTAAGAGTCAATCCAGTCCGCTATTTGTCGAAGCTCTGCCGAACTAGCGTGTCCTTTCTTTGAGTTGCAGTTTTTGCAAATTACTGCAATATTTCCCTTGACATATCCTTTGTCACAGACAACTCGGTCAAGGGTTGGGCTGTTCCTTGCCCCGCCTCGGACTCCTCTAGCTGAAGTCATTATCTCGTGGCAGATAGGGCAGTTCTGTGGTATAATAATGTCAGCTTGTCGGAGGTCAAACGGAAGGTTGGCTTGCTTGGCCCTAGTCCGGGCCGAGTTGACCATACGTTGAGGGGCGCGAGCATCATATCGCGCGTCATCATAGTCTTTGTAGTATTGCTTACGTTTTCCGGGGTTTCGTTCCATCCATCTACGATGGGCCGCTCGCCGGTTTTCGAGTTGTTCGTCGGTGTATTGCATAGATATCTCCTATCTTACACCATTATTATAACACATCTTGACAATGTTGTCAAGAATTATTTGTGGAGAAGTACATTGTGCGGTCACGTAGGCATCGCCGGTAAGTTGGAGTTCAAGGACGAAGCAACCGTCAAGCGGCTCCTGATCTATGACTACTTCCGTGGTCCCGACAGCACGGGTATCGCGGTCGTCAACAAGGAAGGCACCGAGGCCAAGGTCGTCAAGATCGCGTCTCACCCTCTCGACCTGTTCGACATGCAGAAGTTCAAGTCGGCTCTGTCGGGCTATCAGTCGTCGGTGTTCATGGGCCACAATCGCGCTGCTACCCGTGGTGCGGTGAATGCGGTCGGCGCTCACCCGTTCGAGTTCGATCACATCGTCGGTTGCCACAACGGCACTCTGTCCCCGGCTTCGCATCGTGAACTGGAAGATGCGCTGGGCGAGAAGTTCGACGTGGACTCGCAGGCCATCTTCGCTGCCATCGCCAAGTTCGGCATCAAGAAGACGGTGCCGATGCTGCAAGGTGCGTGGGCGCTGGTGTGGTTCGACTTCAAGGAAAAGACTCTGAACTTCCTCCGCAACAAGGAGCGTCCGTTCTGGTATGCCTACTCCAAGGAGTTCGATCACATCTTCTGGGCATCCGAGTGGCCGATGATCGACGCGGCTCTCAAGCTGTCGGCACAGGGGTATGAACTCCATCAGGACCCGGACAAGGGCTATCGCTTCTGGTCCACCCCGGAGGACATTCACCTCAAGTTCGACATCGAGAAGCTTCGTGCTGGTGGCACGGAGAAGCCGAAACCGACTGTCTGTGAACTCAAGGGAAAGGCACCTGCCCCGGTGGTAACGACCGCTACGACGGGCACTGACCCTTTCGGGCGGCAGGGTTCTGGCAGCGGGTCTGGCAGCGGGTCTGGCAGGACGACGACCTCGACGACGACATCCCCTGGGACCTCGCTTCGTAACGACAGCACGTCCACTCTTGTTCACCTGTTCGGCAACAAGACGGCTCCGTTTGCTGGCTTCATCACTGAGAAGAGGTTCAACCAGATTGCGAAGTATGGTTGCTCCTGGTGCGGGACGGACGTTGCCTTCGATGAGCCGGGTGTGAGCATCTTCGAGGGTAACGAAACTGTTCTCTGTCCCTCGTGTGCGTGTGGCGATCAGGATAGCAGCCGCGTTTACACCACCAACCTGGACGAGAAGATCAAGGCTGCATTTTAATTTTCGGAAGGAGTAAATACAATGGTTGCTATGGCACTCGAACCCATGAAGGGTTTCAGCATCGGCGCTGACCCCGAACTGTTCGTTCTCGATGAGACGGGCAAGCCGGTGTCTGCCGCTGGTCTGATCCCCGGCACCAAGGCTGTCCCCCACAAGGTCAAGGGGGGCGCTATCCAAGTGGACGGTATGGCCGCAGAGTTCAATATCGACCCCTGCACCACGTTCGAGCAGTTCAACGACAACATCAAGGGTGTGATGAAGCAGTTGCAGGCTTTCCTGCCGACTGGCTACACTCTTTCCGCTGTTCCGTGCATCGTGTTCGACGAGGATGTGTGGGAAGCGGCCCCGGAAGAGGCCAAGGAACTCGGCTGTTCGCCTGACTTCAATGCGTGGACCGGCACTGTCAACCCTCCGCCGTCGTGCCCTTCCAATCCTCGTTTGCGGACGGCTTCGGGCCACCTGCACATCGGGTGGACGGATGACGCTGACATGGGTGACGTTCAACACATCCTGAATTGCCAAGACCTTGTGAAGCAACTCGACTGGTATCTCGGTGCGTGGTCGCTTAAGATGGACCCGGACCCGACTCGTCGTCTGCTTTACGGTAAGGCTGGTGCCTGCCGTTACAAGCCCTACGGCGTGGAGTATCGCGTTCTGTCGAACTTCTGGCTGACCACGAAGGATCGTCGTTTGGCTGTGTGGAACCGTCTCAATCGGGCGATCTACGACATGCGGAACATGTTCATGCCCGACAAGGCGAAGAACTACAATGAGTTCCTCGTTTCGTCCATCGGTCAGTCCGAGCGTAATCGGATGCTGGAAACGCAGTTCAAGTTTCCGCTGGCCACCATCGACAGAAACTATCGTTGAGGAGATTTGCACATGGTTGCCCACCCCAACTTCTACGAGACGATCCATGAGACGCACATGCGCCTTCGTGGAACTTTCGTTCTCTACGACGGTGAGCCGTATGTCGTCCTCTGTATCACGAACCATCGTGACGACGGCATCTTCCGCATCTACCTGGAGCCTATCGGCAATGGTGAGCACATGCTTGCCTGCAACAATCCAAACTCGCCTCCGCTTCACCAGTTTGGTTCGGATGATCCGGCTCTTGGTGTGGCGATGGACAAGTGGATGGAGAAGTATCCCGACACGAAGATCATCCGAAAGATGATGAACTCGCCTGCCTTCAACAAGTTCCGCCCGTTCCCGCTTGGGATGTGCAACTACGAAGGCCGCGTGTTCTATCTGGAACGTCAGCCGAACCGCAAGACGGAGCAAGGACTGACGCACAGCATGGTCTCTTCGCAGCACGTCAACTTGGACATCATGTCTAACGGCAAGGCTCACATGGGTAGCGGTCGCAACGGTTGCATGGTGGACCTTTACGGCCCCGGCTTCCGTGACTGCATCATGGGTGTGCATCCTTCGGCGCAGGAATGTCTCGACAATCTCAAGGACCCGGAAATCATCAACGAAGCGGCGGCATTCCATCGTCAGTTCGCTCTCGTTCGTGGTCCGCTCGGCATGATTTTCCTTGCCTACAAGGCCGACATCGTGGGCGTTCTGCCCAACCGTGACCTGTCGGTTCTGCGCCTTGGGCGTGAGTTCAGCCACACGCGGGAAGTCATCGAACTTCTTCGCACCTTTGACACCATCATTCAGGACTAAGCACAGGAGAAGATCAAATGACTGTTGAGTTGTTCCGTCGCCGTCAGCCCGAGCCGGTCATGGGGTTCACGCTGCTGTCGATCCTTCGCAAGTATCTCAAGCCGACCAAGGGTTCGGTGGGGATCGAGGTCGAGGTCGAAGGCAACAAGTTCCCGAAGGTTCCGGGTTACGAAACCACTCACAAGGCTCTCCCTTTGGAGGGCTGGACCTTCTGGTCCTACGTCAAGGACGGCTCTCTCCGTGGCCACGACAACGCGGAGTATGTGTTGCAGCGCCCCATTGACTTCGATCAGGTGCCTGCGGCAATCGAAGAACTGGACAGCAAGCTCAAGGCTTACGGCTCTGTTCTCAGCGAGAGCAACCGCACCAGCGTCCACGTTCACCTGAACTGTCAGGACTTCCACATGAACCGGCTGGCGTCGTTCTGTGCGCTTTACTTCTGTTTCGAGGAAGTGCTGGTCGAGTGGTGTGGCGATCACCGCGTTGGCAATCTGTTCTGTCTGCGTGGCAAGGATGCGCCCGGTCTCATCACGAGGATCAAGCGGTTCATCCAGAGCGACGGCCAGACGGAACTGTCCGAAGGTCTGCACTACAGCGGTCTCAATGCGAATGCTCTGACCAAGTTCGGTTCGCTGGAAGTTCGGTCGATGCGTGGCCCGACTGACCTGTCGATCATCGTGCAGTGGGTCAAGGTTCTCGAACGTCTCTACAATCTGTCGGCAGAGTTCACCGATCCGCGTGACATCCCGGCGCAGTTCTCAGCACAAGGTCCTCTGACGTTCTTCGAGACGATCCTCGGTGAAGAGGGTATCACTCTCCGTCAGGGTATCGACTTCGATGACGAGCGCATTCGTGACAGCATGTATGAGGGTATCCGTCTCGCACAGGACCTCTGCTACTGCCGCGATTGGGGCAACTTCAAGCCGGTGGACATGAAGGACGATCCGTTCGGACGCGACATGCGGAAGGTGAGCAAGGCTTACTTCGACCAGCTTTCGTCTCTGAATGCGGCTGGTGCAATGACGGCGGGTGAAATGATTAACGCTTTTACTCAGGAGTATTCGCAGATGGCTCCTGTTCCGAGCAATCCGTGGAACACTTTGCAGGCCATCGCTGTTTCGCCCGCTCCTGTTACGCTTCCCGAACCCGAGCCGGAAGAAGATGACTTCTACGAGCCGGACTTCGATGAAGATGAAGGTTACGACGAAGACGAGGAATGAGACTATGAGGTTCAAGGTTTATCCTTACAAGCAGGGTTCGCGGTCGGCTAAGATACTGGCCGCAGCCCTCGGGGGCAAGGTGCTCAAGCGCATCAACAGCAAGTTCAAACCGAAAGCTGGTGATGTGGTCATCAATTGGGGTTCATCGGAAGTTCCTGACTTCGCACCAGCAACGGTTCTCAATCCGAAGGTGGATGGTGCTCAGTGCAAGCTGGCATCGTTCCTTGCCTTCAAGAAGAAGGGTGTCAAGGTTCCGCCGTTCTGGACCAACCGTGACGACATTCCTTACAGTGCTTTCCCTGTTATGTGTCGCACCAAGCTGCGTGGGCACAGCGGGGATGGCATCGTCATTGCCAACACTCGACAGAGTTTGGTTGATGCTCCTCTCTACACCCAATATATGAAGAAGAAGCACGAGTATCGTGTTCACATCATGCGGAGTCCTGATCCCGATCCTGATGTGACGCAGTTCATGGCCTTCTTCATTCAACGCAAGGCGAAGAAGAACGGTGTCACCAATCCTAACTGGCAGGTGCGTAACCTTGCTGGTGGGTTTGCCTTCAAGGAAGTGGCATACAACGACGTTCCTAGCTGTGTCATTGCCGAGGCTTACAAGGCGATGGATGCACTGGACCTCGACTTCGGCGGTGTTGATGTGATCTACCACGAAAACACTGGCGCTGCCTACGTTCTGGAAATCAACAGTGCGTGTGGTCTGGAAGAACGGACCGCCGATAACTATGCAGGAGTGTTCTATGCTGACCGAGCAAGCCATCAGGCAGACGTTGCCACCTGTGCAGGGTTTTTGGAAGACGCTTGTGGTTGACTACACACAAGGAGCTCAAATCCGGGCTCCTTACTTTGACTTTGAAACCGCTGTTGGTTTCCTGCTTTCCCAGGATGGTATCAGCAACTACGAAGTCGTAACCTATACAGGAGAGTAGAATGGGTTTGTTCGATAGTTTGACCAGCTTGGTCGAGAACACTGCTAAAGTGGTTCTGGCTCCTGTTGAGATAGTAGTTGACCTTGCCGACGCTGCGATGCAGCCTTTAGCAGAAGCGGCAAAGGACCTCACTGATGATGTGAAGTCCATCAAAGATTAGGGGGTCATATACTGCATAAAGAGTTTCAAGTGCTCTGGCAAAATAGTGCTTGACAAAATCGAAAAACATGGTATAATGTACTTAAGGACTCAGGGTTGAAAACCTCCTCAAGTATTGAAGATAAGGAGAATGAAATGCGTTGTCATATCTGTGATAGAGCACTGTCAGACACAGAGGTTCAGTGGAACAAGGATACTGAAACCTTTGAACCTTGCTCGACTTGCTTGGAGATTGCACTTGATGCTGCATACTCCGGTGGTTTCGATCCTGACGGTGAACCGTTGGATGACAGTGAAATGCAAGACAGCTTCGGTAACGGTGCTGTTGAAACACTTGATCCCGATTTCCAGCACGACGAATACGGTGATGCTGGTGACATTCACTACTTTGGAGGAGTTGACGATGATGACTATTCTTAAGCGCGTCAATTCTCCGAGTCACCCCTACGGTTGGTGGCGTTGCACTCATGCTAAGGAAGGTCTGTTCGCAGCTCATTACACTGTTGGCGAACTCTATGAGTGTCTTTCCGATCAAGTCGGAAGCCCTCGTATCTACCACAACAAAGGTGGTTGCTGGGCACCGTATTGGGTACCGTCCGAAGGTCGGTTCTGTTACAGCTTGAGCGAACTTCGCTTCGAGTACGTCGGTCCCGCCAAGCCGAAGGAAATCCCGACAACGGATGACTTCAAGAAACAAATCCAGTTTCATCTGGATGCGATCCAATCTCTCCTGAAAGGTATCAAATGAGCCGCATCCTTTTCCTCGACATCGACGGTGTGTTGCTGCCCGGTCGGGCCTACATGCTGCCGAACCAGACGAACAATCCTTACGTCACAGTGTTCGATCCTTGCGCTGTTTCCATGTTGAACGACGCACTGCGTAAGCAGAAGCGTAAGATCGTGGTTCACTCCTCCTGGGTCAAGCACTGGACCAAGGAAGAAATCTTCAAGCATCTTGTGGAGCAAGGTGTCAACGGGGATTACTTCCACGAGGACTGGTACACGGACCCTCACTTCCACTGGCGCTACGATCGTGTGCGTGACTGGATGTATCGCCACAAGGATGAAGTGTCTGATTGGGTCGTAGTCGATGATGAGTTGCCGACGAGTGCGGAGGATAGGCGGTTCCTTAGCGGACACGCGATCTTCACTGACTTTGATGAAGGGTTGACCATCAAGAATTACCGGCAGTTGCTGGATGGGACATACCCGGTGAAAGAAAACGCTTGACAAACGGAGCAAACTGATGTACTATAATCGCATAGGGTCAGTGATTGCTGAACTGAAAACAACCCAAGCGAAACCTCGCGTCCATCCCAATGGGTTCATTCAGTTGGACATCAACGAGAAGGATCGGTTGCATGTTTGGCATCCGTCACTGACTGTTCGCCAGAAGACGTTCAGCCCGGTGCATAACCACATCTTCTCGTTTCACAGCGAGATTTATGTGGGTCGCTTGATTAACGTGTGCTACCAGAAGGACGCCGCTCCGACCGGAACCCACGAAGAGTGGCGTGTGCAGTTAATCGAAGGAGAAGAGACGAAGCTGGTCCGCCAAGGCGAGGCCCGGTATCATCTCGATCCTGTTGAGATGGAGGTCATGTTCCCCGGCGATCTCTATTTCATGCCGAAGTGGGAGTTCCACGAAATCTTGACAAACGAGCCGACGATGACTGTCATCCGTAAGAAGGGTGCTGTGTTGACGCTCGGCCCTAACTCGGGTGGTGCCAGTGTGATGGTGCCCGTAGGTGAGGAGCCAGACAATGACTTCCGTCGAGGGGATGTGGACACAGACGCGCTGTGGGATTTGATACTGGAGACTGCCCGTCGGGGTGGCCTCCTGATATAGCGGAGGCACTGATTGAGTAAGTTCCTGTATCATGAAGCCTGCGAGAAATGTGGATCATCCGATGGTCTTGCAGTTTACGAAGACAACAAGCACTGCTTTGTTTGTGGTTATCACGAAGGAGAAGGTAACATTCCCGACAAACACGAAACCCGTCACTTGATTGATCGTGACGTGACCCCTCTTCCCGGTGGTGAGCAGATTGCCATCAAGGATCGCCGCATCAGTGCGGGGGCTGTCAACAAATACCGAGTCACGGTCAACACCAATCCCGAAAGCCAGGTGGGCCATATATATCCTTATTTCGATGAAAACGGTGCCCACGTCGCCAACAAAGTACGCCGTAAAGGTGAGAAAGCTTTCTTCTGGGAAGGTGATACTGGACGAGGAACTCTCTTCGGCCAGCAGCTTTTCCCGGCTGGTGGTAAAGCTATCACAATTGTTGAAGGCGAATGCGATGCAATGGCCGGGTTCCAACTCACTGGAAGCAGGTATCCTTGCGTCAGTGTTAAGTCTGCGAGCGAAGCCAAGAAAAATTGTGCGGATAATTTTGAATATCTGAACTCGTTCGAGAAGATCGTTATCTGTTTCGACAGTGACGAGCCGGGTCAGAAGGCTGCACAGCAGGTTGCCCAGCTTTTCCAGCCGGGTAAGGTTCACATCCTCAAGCTTGAGAAGGCTAAGGATGCTAACGACTACCTGATGCAAGGGCTTGAGAAGGAGTATGTGAACGAGTGGTTCCGTGCCCCGACTTACATGCCTGATGGCCTCAAGATCGGAAGCGATACGTGGGCAGAGATTGAGAACCATGTGGTCCCTCGGTCGATCCCATATCCGTGGAAGGGTCTCAATCACACAACCTACGGTATCCGACTGTCTGAGGTAACACTCATCACGGCTGATACTGGTGTTGGTAAGACGAGCATCGTCAAGGAGATTGAGCACTCGCTGCTTACGAACCCTGAACTGATCGCAGAGAAGGCTGGTGTGGGTATCCTCCACCTTGAGGAACCTAACTACGACACGCTGATCGGGCTGATGTCCGTCAATGCGAACAAGCCTTTCCACCTTCCTGATACGGAGCGGACCAATGAAGAACTCCGAGAGCACTTCGATGCAGTTATTAACACAGATCGGGTGGTGATTTGGGATCACTTCGGCTCTAACGACATCGACGCTGTGCTGTCCAAGATCAGGCACATGGCGGCTCTCGGCTGTAAGTACATCATCCTTGACCACCTTAGCATCGTGGTGTCCGATCAGTCGGGCGATGAACGCAAGCAGCTAGACGAGATCAGCACCAAGCTCAAGATGCTGTGTATGAACCTTGACATCGCCGTCATTGCCATCATCCACATCAACCGACAGGGGCAGGTGCGAGGCTCGGCTGGACCGGAGCAGATCAGCAACATCGTCATCAAGCTGTACCGCGACAAGACGGACCCCGATCCGTGGCGGCGCAACGTGACGCGACTTACTGTCGAGAAGAACCGCTTCTGCGGGAGGACTGGACCGTCATGCTGGCTGTTCTACAACGAGATCACCGGACGACTGGAGGAGCTTAGCCCGGAAGCTGTCGAAGCTTACGAGAAGGGCACATCCCTCGCTGGGATGGAGTTCGATATGTTCAAGTAAGGAGAGTTTCATGTCTTTTTCTGAGTTTGTCATCTACAAATATCCAACAGGGAGCAGGTATATCTGCAACCCTCCACCTGTCGGAACGGATAACGACACCATTGTTCTGGCATCAGAGGGATATGAGCAGTCTCTTGCTGCTGAGGGCTTCGATTATACGATGTCTGAGGTTGACTACGGGACGCAGGGTCTCTTCTTATCGTGGCGCAAAGGCGAGGAGAATTTCATCATCACGACCGATGAAGAGTTCTATAATCGGTTTGTTAAGGCAACCGATCTGGCCAAGCTCCTGAACCTTGGGCGTAAGGAGCACCGTGTTGCCCTGTTTCAAGCGATCCTATACGACAATTAAACCAAGGAAACAGTATGTATCTCGATTGGGAAACGCAGGCCCAAGACTACTACGCTGTTGATATTGAGACTGATGACCTGAACGCCACCAAGATTTGGGTCATGTGCTGGGAAAACATCCGCACCAAAGAGGCGGGGACTTGCACCAGCTACGATGAGATCAGGGAGTTCTTCGAGCGGACGAAGGGGTCGTACTATATCGGCCATAACATCGTCAAGTTCGATGCCCCTGTTCTCAATCGTATCATCGGCCTTCGGATCGGTATCAGTCGCCTAATCGACACGCTTGTCTTGAGCACCCTGTACAACCCATCTCTAGCAGGTGGGCACTCGCTTGACGAATGGGGCAAGCGCATCGGAATGTTCAAGGGCGAGTTCAACGACTGGTCCAAACTCTCTGAGGAGATGATTGTTTACTGCCGACAAGACGTAAAGGTCACGGCAGAACTGTATCGCAAGATCGCCAAGGTGTTGACCAAGATCGGGTTCAGCGAGCGGTCGTGCTACATCCAACACCACATCACGACTATCCTTGAGCGGCAGCACAAGAATGGCTTCGAGTTCGACGCAGAGCGAGCAATGGTTCTGTATCAGGAACTCCGCCAGAAGGAAGAGGAGTTGATGGGTGATGTCCGCAAGGTGTTCCCACCTGAGCGGCGCTACGTTGCCACCCGCAATATGTACAAGAAGGATGGCAGCGAGACTAAGATTTACCAGCAAGACAAGGAACGCTACATCATCCAGCCGGGTAACATGCCCAACACGTACATGGCGTTTGAGGATGTGGAGTTCAACCTTGGAAGCTATGCTCAACGGACGCAGCGGCTTCTCGATCTAGGTTGGGTAAACTGGCCTGACGAAGTGACTAAGGGCGGCAACCCCAAACCGTTCGACAAGGGCGATCTTGCCCCGTCACTCAAGCAGTTCCTTGAAGACCATCCGATGCCGGAGGTCGAGTTCATCGTTCGTTGGATGTCGATCAACGGTCGCGCCAACATGATTAACAACTGGCTGGACAACTGGAGTGAAGACGATGGCCGCATACACGGTAAGCTGTTCGTTGCAGATACCCTCCGATTTAGACACCAAGCGCCTAACACAGCAAATATACCAGCAGTGCGGACCACTAAGTCTGGTGACGTACTCCGGGGTATGGATGGGTTCTACACGTATGAAGCTCGTGATCTATGGGTCGCCCGACCCGGTAGAGTTCTTGTGGGCACTGATGCCGCTGGCCTTGAGCTTCGGATGCTTGCCCATTATCTCAACCGTCCAGATTTCACAGACGGCGTAGTCAATGGCGATCCTCACCAGTCGAATGCAGACCTCGCTGGTGTTACTCGGCCTCAGGCCAAGACTCTGATCTACGCCTGCCTCTATGGGGCGCAAGGGCCGAAAATCGCTAAGACTCTTGGCATCCCTGTGTCCGAGGGTAAAGCAATCCGCCAACAGTTCCTTGACAAGCTAGGCATCGCCGATGTCATGCAGGAGGCAATGGATGAACAAAAGATTGGACGAGTATGGCTGGTCGATGGATCAGGCGTGGTATGTCCTTCTCCTCACGCCGCCCTCAATTATAAGTTGCAGGGGGGTGGTGCCCGCGTCATGGCTCTCGGGGCGATCTTCTTGGAGAGACATATACGACGCGCTGGTCTTGACAGCCTTAAAGTCGGAGACATTCACGATGAGTGGCAGTACGATGTTCACCCTAGTTGTTCCGCCGAACATGGAAGGCTGGCGGTACAGAGCATTCGAGAAGCTGGCGAAGAACTTAATCTCAACGTGCCCCTCGATGGCACTTCCAAGGAGGGCTTGACATGGGCCCAAACACATTAGTGCTGACAAGCCCACGAATATGTGGTATAATATGGGTATAGGATAGAAGGAGATTTACTATTTATATACCCGAAGAAAGACACAGATCAGGTGTTACATCTGAACTTTATGTAGCTTATAAACTGACTGCGCTTGGCTACGAGATTTTCTTTCCTTTAATGACACAAAGTAAAGCAGATTTTCTCGCGCTCAAAGATGGTGCAATACTAAAGGTTCAAGTCAAGAAAGCATCTTGGTCTGACACATCTTATCACAAATATCTACAAGCTCGTATTCACGGTAAAGCTAAACGTGATCCTAAGAAATGGTATACAAAAGAAGATGTAGATTATTTTGCAATTACTGATAACGAAAGAGTATGATGGATACCTTATGAAGAAATTGGACATCAAACCTCTGTCTGTCTCGACAGTACTAACCCAAAATACAGGCCGCAAACCAAATATGACGCTAGAAAATGGCTTGTGTAAACATAACTATATAGAAACTTCTTCACCTTATGATATGGATGGAGAGACGTATGCTTGTTCTAAATGTGGGGATAGATATAGACTTTATTACGAGGATATGACATGAGTGGACGGACTTGGGTTTACAGCGACCCTCACTTCTACCACGGAAACATCTGTCGTTTCGAGCGTGAACCCGGAGTAAAGCTCCGTCCGTGGGATGACGCTAACGAGATGACTGAGGACATGATCCAATGGTACAACGAAATGGTGGAGGATCAGGATCGTGTCTATATTCTTGGCGACATTGCATTCTCGCCTACTCATATGCGGAAGGCTGTCTCAAGGCTAAAGGGTCGCAAAGTCCTTGTACCCGGCAATCACGAACCGCCGAAGATGCGGAAGTATTTCGACCTGTTCGATGACGTTCGTGGTTACGTGGTGAAGAAGGGCTTCATCATGTCTCACATCCCAATCCACCCCGGCAGTCTGTCTCGTTGGAATCTTAACATCCACGGTCACACTCACGCTAATAATGTGGAGCCTATTGTGGGCGGACCGTGGGTAGGCTATGAAGAGTCTTACGACCCACGTTACTTCTGCGCTTGCGTAGAGCAGACGAACTTTCGGCCCATCCTTCTGGATGACATTCTGAAAGCAAGGGGTATTGTGTAATGAACGATCTACCACCTGAGGTTGTAGTATTCCATAGAGATAACGCCTTTCGGCGTGTAAACCCTATCTCTGATTTGATCGCCTATCAAGACGAGAAAATTCGAGTTATGAAAATCTACGATATAGGTGCTACACCTTTTCAGGGTAGGTGGAAGATAAGGATTGACATATATGATGACAAAGCATGAGTACGAATTTATGACTGGTCGTTGGCAAGGACCGAAGGGTGCTGCCTACAATCAGGTCTATGAGTTCTGCAAGGAGTTCGGCTGGTTCATGGGTCTGTCAGACCACGGTGAGCCTATCCCGACAGCAAAAGGCACGGCGGCAATTAAAGCCTACCAAGCCAATGAGAATTATAAACGAGTGGACGTAATTTAGTTCTTGACTTTTACCGAAATTCGTGTATAATATTCGTATAAGGTGTGGAGAATGAGCGCAAATTGCCCTAGTCTCACTAATAACCAACTACCATACTTTATACTCCTACATCGGACAAGCATTTAGGGGCGATGCACTGGTCTCCAAAACCAGCGAGCAGGGTTCGAGTCCTTGGTTCGGTGCCAACGTAAAGGAAATGACTGTGGGCGAAATGGCAGATTATTGCATCGAACAGATGATTGAGGGCCCTTGGGCCCACAGTATTATCAGAAAACAAAGGAAGAAAATGCCAGCAGTAAACAAAGCAACAGTGTTCCTCTCCGGTAAGGTCTATTGGGCCAAGGTCATCGGTGCGCCGCGACCTAACTACGGTGGTGACGCTCGTGAATGGACGTTTGAGTTTGAGCCGGATGCCGAAGGGTTTAAGGTTCTCAAGCAGCACAAGCTGACTGACCGACTTAAGGACAAGTATGAGGATCGAGGACGCTTCCTCGTTCTGCGTAAGTCGGAGTTCAACAAGGATGGTAATCCCAATCCGCCGATCCGTCTGTATGATGGTGATGACAACGAGTGGGATAAGACGAAGCTGATCGGTAACGGCAGTGATGCTGACGTGAAGCTCGACATCCGAGACTACGGACCCGGCAAGAAGAAGGGTGTTTACCCTGTTGCCATTCGAGTGACCGATCTGGTCGCTTACCAGTCGAGTGAATTTGGCGGTATGGATAAGGGCGAGGACGCTGCTCCGAAGAAGGGCACATCCAAGTCTAAGGCAGCCAGCACGTTTGAGGAAGATTTCGGTCTTGCTGACGACGATCTGGATGATGAAATCCCCGTCTAACAGGTCCTACCCTAAGGGGTAGCCCCCAGCGCCGAGGGGGTGCAGCAGCGGAAGTGCTGTCTGTCTTCGGTGAAGAGAGCCGTCCGGTAAGACTCCCAGCGGGTGAAAGGCCCGCACCAGTTTCAGAGGTAGACCGGGTGGATACCGACAACGTGGGGTTGATATGTTCGCCAGACGTGGGACCAATACCCGGCTGACCTGTGGAGAACGCGGGGTAGCTACAGTAAGAGTGACAATGAAGCCCGCACATTTTTAAGGACCGCCTAGTGAAATACACTGTTCTTGCCAATGTCGATCAAATTGTAACAAAAGAGGTTCAGCTTCTTGTTGAAGCTCGCTCGGAAGAGGAGGCACAAGAGAAGGCCCGAGACGCTTTGCAGAATTTCCCGCAGGCAGCGGATACTCCAGGGGTTCTTCGCATGGTAGCCAACAAGGCCCACTACTGGATACCAAAGAGTATCGACTTCACACGCATTAAGAAAGTGAGAGGATAATGAAGATCGTCTCAATTGTATCCGAGCTACAGGAATTGCAGGAAGCTCTGTCCGATGTGATAGGTTACTTGACGGACAACTCCTGTGGTGATCCTGACTGCTGCGGTGGTCCCTACTACACAAGTGAGGAGTATGAGAGCGGTCTCAACACTCTATTTAAGTTTGGTATTGAGTATGTCTAAACAAATCGAAACACTTGTTGATGATATTTATGGCTTGTTCGGAACTGATGAGACGTTTGATCTTGCCCTGTTTCGTGAGTTCGGAGACAACCTCCACGACCTAATGGAGTTCCGTTTTCACAACAAGCGGGACGGTAAGGGTTATCTCAGAATGTCCAACATCGGACGCCCTGATCGTCAACTTTGGTATGACATCAACGGAGAAGGTGAGAAGGAAGCACTCCTTCCGCCAACCCTAATCAAGTTCGCCTATGGTGACATGATCGAGCAGATGATCCTGCTTTATGCCAAGATGGCAGGTCACAGTGTCGAACAAGAACAAGCAGAGGTAGAAGTCGATGGCATTAAAGGGCACATTGACGCGATCATTGACGGCGTTCTTGTTGACGTTAAGTCAGCCAGTTCGTTCTCGTTTCAGAAGTTTGACAGCGGCGCACTATTCCTACCCGGAAACGATCCCTTTGGATATGTGGCTCAGCTATGTGGGTACATCGAAGCCACGGGACTCGAACGGGGCGGGTTCCTCGCTGTTGACAAGACCTTAGGTAAGATTTGCTTCTGTGAAATTCCTGCTGAGGTGATTGCAAAGTACAAGGTTCGTGATCGTATCGCCCACATCAAGGACGTGATCGCTAGCCCTGAACTTCCTCCTCGTTGTTATCCTGACGTGCCTGATGGTAAGTCTGGTAACATGAAGTTGGACACTGGATGCAGCTATTGCCCTCACAAGTTCACCTGCTGGCCTGACCTTAAGGTGTACTACTACAGCACTGGTCCTCGTTACTTGACCAAGGTGTTAAGGGAACCGCGAGTTGCGGAGTTTCCTGAACGATGAAGCGTAGTTTTAAGAAGTACCGAACAGATGAAGGTATAGAGCGGCGAAAAGAACAGTCTCGCGCTCGTAACTTGATGAATAAGTTTGGTATTACAATTGAGCAGTATGATGATCTTCTCGCCAAACAAAAAGGTTGTTGTGCTATCTGTGATCGACCTGCTGAAACTTTCCCTACGCGTTTAGCAGTCGATCATAATCACGTTACCAAAGAAATCCGAGGACTTCTTTGTACGTATTGTAATCACAGAGTCATAGGGCGACATCGTGACGGGGACCTCCTCCGGCGAATGGCTGATTATGTTGATGGAGGTACAGGCTGGTTTGTTCCTGCTAACACTCGTAAGCGCAAGTCTCGCTCTAAGTCAACCAAAGCAAAATGATTTAGAGTGTATTCGTTCTGTTGTATATGCCGAGGCAAGAGGAGAGTCAGATGAAGGAAAACGAGGAGTTGCTCACGTCATTCTTAACCGAAGTTCCAAGACTGGCAAGACGCCTTGCGAAGTGGTCAGAGAACGAGGTCAGTTTGTTCGAGGACGACCTCCAAAATCTTTCCGTCTCCCTCAACTCGGTGCAGACAATACTAACGGAGCTACTTACTTCAAAAACTTTAGCGGTTCATGGAACGGCTTAAGATTGATTAAAAAGATTGGAAGGCATTATTTCTATGGACGCTAAAATCCTAGTATTGGATATTGAAACTAAGCCAGCCGTGGCTTATGTTTGGAGAACTTTCAAAGAAAACATCGGTTACGAGCAGGTGCTTGAACCCGGTGGTATGATCTGTTTCGCTGCCAAGTGGGTAGGTGATCCAGAGGTTCACTTCTACTCCGACTGGACACATAGTCGTAGCGAAATGGTTCGAGCAGCCCATGCGCTTCTGGATGAGGCGGATGCAGTCGTCACCTACAATGGTGACAAGTTCGACCTTCCCAAATTGCAGGGCGAGTTCATTCTCGATGGTTTGGCTCCGCCAGCCGCAGCAGCCAGCATCGACGTAGTGAAGCACGTCCGCAAGATGGGATTTCTTATGAACCGGCTGGCCTTCATTGGTCCGCTGCTTCGTGTTGGCCAGAAGGTCAAGCACGAGGGCTTTGAACTGTGGGCTAAGGTCAACGACGGTGACGAGAAGGCTCGGGAGAAGATGCGGAAGTATAACATCCAAGATGTCATTCTTCTGGAAAAGCTCTACAAGAAAATCCTCCCGTTCATCAAGAACCACCCGCATCTCGGGAAAGAGAAACACGAGTGCGGTGCTTGCGGGAGCGATCACGTTCAGAGCCGTGGGTTCCGTCGCACCAAGTATTTCAAGGTGCAGCGGCTTCAATGCCAAGCCTGCGGTTCATGGCAGGATGGTAAGCGAGAGAAGATTGCATAACCATGCTGAAAGACTTCGAGCAGGACGCAGTTATTGACCGGCTGGAAGGGTGGGAGCTTGTAGAATTTCTACAGGTTCCCATCGAACAGGTGCTCATCGCTGCACTAGATAACGACTGGATCACTGAGGAGAACCTCGATGATCTGCTGGACCTTGTACGAGTGAAAGGATAACGACGATGGACTCTCTGATTGAAATGGTCAAGGACGAACTTTACGGAGCCTTCGGCGACGAAAACTCGCGTGAGTTGCTGGATGATGTCGTGGATTATCTCTACGCTGAGAACTTCTTCGATTACGACACCCTCAAGGAGTTGTATGGCGATACGGAGGAAGCGAATGACAACGACGACTGATACGTCTTTCTGGTTGGGGGCTGGTGAACAGGTCACTATCTCCCGCAAGGAGTACGAGAGTCTGAAAGAGGACTCGGACACTCTCGCCAAGCTTTATGCTGGCGGTGTGGACAATTGGGAATGGTATAGCGAGTCCCTGTACGGAGATGGAGATGACGATGATGACGATGATGACGATTAAGCAACAGGAATTTACCTTCGATGATCCGTCGAAGATCGGAACAGGCGCTATCAAGTATGATGGTGGTAAGCCCGGAATTTGGCGCGGCGTTATCAACTACTTTCCTCGTGCTTTGTGGGCTGTCGGTGAGGTATCTACCTTCGGTGCAAACAAGTATGCGTGGAATGGCTGGGAAGGTGTTGACGACGGCTTCGCCCGTTACAAGGACGCTCAGTTCCGCCATGCACTCAAGGAAGCGATGGGTGAAGAGATTGATGCGGACAGCAAGCTAGAACACCTTAAGCACGAGGCTTGGGGCGCTCTGGCAACGCTCGAACTCTACCTTCGGGAGAAGCAGAATGGTGGAACTGTCTAAGTGGGATAAGCGTTTTCTCAAGCTTGCTAACGAGGTAGCTACGTGGTCTAAGGACCCGAGCACCCAAGTAGGCGCTGTGATTACCAAGGACAAACACGTAGTTTCCCTTGGCTTCAACGGTTTCCCTAGAGGAATGCGAGACGATGCCTATCTGTACGAGGATCGAGAGGTCAAGTACGAACGAGTTATCCATGCCGAAGTGAATGCAATCTTTAACGCATACCACTCAGTAAAAGGATGCACTCTCTACGTTAATCGGCCTCCTTGCGCTCACTGTTCGTTGAGTGTTATCCAGTCTGGCATCACTCGTGTTGTCGCAGAGGTAATCTCTTCGGAAGAGTTTCTGTCTCGGTGGCGCGCTTCGATGCTTAAGACCAAGGCTTTCTTCGAGGAAGCTGGTATCGAATACGTGGAGGCTTTTGTCGAGGAACTGTAAATCGTGACCAAAGGAATGCGGTTCTATCCCCGTAAGCAACGACGCAGTGTTCGGAGGCAAAACCACATTGCTCGTGACCTTAGATCACCCCTGTTCCGAATGAAGGTGATCGACAAACGAGAACGTCAGGATGACTGGCGCAAAGAACTGAGTCAGGAAGACTATGAAGATTAAGAAGTTGACGGACCAGCAGTGCTTGGATTTCTTTCAGGAGCTTCTCGCTACCCGAGTGAAGCTTGGCACTGCTTACGTTGCTGACGCTGAAACGGGTGTGCTTACGCATCAGGTGATCCTGATTACGGCAGGCGACATCAAGGTACAGTCGGCCCCCGAGCCGCTCATGTATCCGCTTCTGCCGATCATCAACAAAGACGACAACGTAACGGTGAACTAAGATGGCTAAGAAAGCTAAGATCAATCCGCTGGAAGAACAGCGTATTTCCCTACCTTGGGTGGTTGTAGAACCGCAGGAAGAAGGTGGTGAGTTCAAGGTTCTGGTAAGCACTCCACAAGGAAACATTCTTGAGTTCCCTGTGGACAAGGATGCTGTCCAACACATCGGCCCCCTGCTTGACACGGACGCCCTGTGGAACAGTTTCTTCACCTCTGTTATTGCTTCGCTAGGAGTACGAAAGTGAGCAAGGTATATTTGATCGGGAGTCTGCGTAATGATTTCATTCCAACTCTTGCCAGGCGTCTTCGGCTTTCCTGTCCCGATATGGAAGTCTTCGACGACTGGTACGCAGCAGGACCGGAAGCAGACGACTACTGGAAGACCTACGAACAAGGACGAGGGCGCTCCTACACTGAGGCGCTAGAAGGCTACGCTGCGAAGCACGTCTTCGAGTTCGACAAGCATCACCTAGACACAAGCTCTCATGCTTTGCTGGTTCTACCTGCCGGTAAGTCTGGTCACATGGAACTGATGTATGCACAATATGGCGTTGGTGCCAAGACTGGTATCCTGCTAGAGCAGGGTGCTGATCCCCGTTGGGATGTTATGTATCAATTCATTCCTAATGTATTTGCAACTATCGAGGAAGTTGAAGGATGGCTCAAGTCGGACAGCGTGTCACAAAAGCGGGCGGGGATTATACCTTTGAGGGCGTGATCGTTGCAGTCTTCTCGAAGACCAGTGGCGCAGAGCGAGTAGTTGTTGAAGACAATCGAGGACTACTCCTCATTATGAACGAAGGCCAGTTGGTCATTCGCTCCTAAGATAGATACAAAAAAAACCCTCCTCAGCGATTTGCCGGGGAGGGTTTTTTATTATTTGCAGTTCTTGAGTATCTCGTCGGTCTTGTTGCCGTATCGAGTCCACTCGCTGATCTTAGCGAGGGCAGTAGAAAGTGCAGTCTCTAGGTCGGACGGCGGGGCTTCTTGAGCCAGCGGTCGGGGCTTAGAGGGGACATCTTCCGCCTTCACACACTTCTCAACCTGTATCACAGGTTTCTCTACAATCTGGGTTCGGATCGCAGGTTGCGTGGTAGCACAGCCAGCAAGCAGAAGCAGCGGTGCAAGCTTAAGAGCCGTCAGGCGACTACAAATTATTCCACGCATCTTTCAAGTCCTTCGGGATTGGGCAGTTGCTTGTTGACTTACGTACCTTAAGCCGTGCCTCCATGCTTTCCAAGGATTTATCCTGTTCAGCAATGTGGGCAAGGTTAGCAGCAATAGTCGCTTGCTTTGCCAGATCGTCCTTCTCCTTCTGAGCAAACTGATCCTTTACGTCTTTCAACGCTTTAGTCAGATCAGTTACACTCTGATTGGAAACAGACAGTTTAGTGTTGACTGCTTTAATCTTGTCATTCTTACCGTCGATTTTAACGTGCTGCACATAGACAGTCACACTGAGGGCAAGAACAATAGCAGCAACACCAGCGTAGAGATAGGCTTTGATACCGTTAAGAAATTCAAGCATTGGTGTCATCCTTCGCAGTCGTAGGAACAAGAGCACCAATCACAGCAACGGCGATGAAGATGTAACTCCAAGGGATTACCAAGGCAGCAGCGCCAGTAACGCCGACGCCGATAGCCGCCCAAGTGCTCTTTTCTTCTAGCCGTGCCTTGAGGTAAGACACGAACTTTACCATACTAGCTCCTTAGAGTTGGGTGGTAACGTCGAATGAAGGACAACCCTTCATCCACTCATCAGGCGTGATCTTACCATCCTTATTCTTGTCAGGGGACCAATCTCGGTGCCCCATGACCTTGATGCCAGGATACTTCGCCTTGTACTCATTTACAATTTCCCGGAGAGCCTGCTTCTGTGCAGGCGTCCGAGTATCTTTCACGGTCTTGCCATCCTTGGCTACACCACCAACGTAGCAAACGCCAATGTTGTCTGTGTTGTGACCTCCGACGTGAGCACCCTTGACATTATCTACCAAACCTCGATGCTTAGAGCCGTCAAGCTCAACAACCCAATGATATGAAGTCTGGCCGAACTTAGCCTTATCCCATTCATTGATTTGCGCTGCCTTCACATCCCGTCCTTCGGGAGTAGCTGCACAATGGATAGTAAGAAACTTCATCGCGTTTTCCTTTAGTTGAATAGTTTACGTACCAACACATCCAAGAAACCGACGATACCGGTGCCAAGCAGAGCAGACGCAAGCCAGAAGACTCCTACGCCTTTATTCCTCAACCCCAGCAAGTCATCAAGCTTATTGTTGATTTCTGTTTGCTGACGCTGAATTTCAGTAACGTGGACCTCCAATGCCGCGATCCGCTCTGCTTGAGTAACGCTGTGAGGTTGTGTCATTGGCGCTCCTTTATTCTCCGGCACTCTTCCACTGGATATGCCAATGGGGTCCAGTGCCGTGTCGTTTCGTAATAATGGTTACGCCTTTGAAACCCCGTGCCGTCAATTCGGCCACAATGTCGCTTGGCTTTACCCCTTTAGGAACCCGAATGTCGATGGCATTACCACTTTGATGCGGGCTGTGGCCAGGAGCAGCGGCTCCTTGCGTGTTGTTGTAGTAGTTCTCTTGATCGGCTTCTGAACGAATTCCTTCATCCGTAATGTGGAAACCCATGTTAGTCAAGACATCAGCTGCTTGGAGATTACCAGACGTAGTAGTCTCGAAGGGTTGATTGGGATCGAAACCCCCTTCAACCGGAGCAGCATCAGCAGGCAAAGGTTCAGTAGTTGACACACCCTTCGGATCAAACCCCGGAGCAACCTCAGGAGTACCAGCAGGGAGGTCTTCTACCGCATCAGTCAGAGCCTTCGGATCGAACTTAGGCTTGTCCTGATACGTCTGAACACCGACACCAAAGAAGCCAGGGATTGCTTTCGGAGTTGCTTCCAGCCCGCCATCCTGATAGACGCTGTAAAGGTCTTGCAGGAACAGAGGAGTAAACAACTGGATTGCATCCTTACGAGCCTCGAACGGCTGTCCAACAGGATCAGCATTGTTAGCCCAATCACGGACGTAGCCGGGAACAGGGGCCAACTTGTTCTCAAAGAAACGCTCGATAACTTCTTTCCGCGTTCCATTGTAGCCTTTACCATCCAGCGGCTTTACGTCGCCCTTAATGGTCTTGGTTTCATTGCTTGCCAGTCTAGCAGCAAACGTAACATACTGTGCTGAACCACCGAAGATGTCGAACCGAGTGTTACCAACCTTGATCTTACCAAAGTCAGAACTACGGGGATCATCCTCTACGTCAGCCCCACCCATCTTAGCCAGTGCAACAATCGTGGTAGCCAAGGCTCCGAACTGTAGCATCGAGCGGATGGCTTCCCTACGAACCACAGGCGAGTAGCCGCCCAGAGCTTCGGGAGCCACGTACTTCGCCGGGTTCAACATCTGAACACGAGAAGCGATAAGACGAGGAGAGAAGAACACGTTGTTCAATAGCGGAGCATGTTTGTTGAGACCGCCAAGGCTGCCTCGACCAGTTGCCGCATTAACAAACGAAGCGATGTCAGTCAACGCTTTCGGGTTTGCCCTGAAATCAATTCCTGCACTGACAGACTTCCGGTAGATGTCATCGAACACGTCAGCCCGCAGCTTGTTAAGGAAAGCTGAGAAGCCTGCTTCCGAACCACGAACCATACGGCCCATCGTCGTGTTGTACGTCTTCGAGACTAGGTTGTTACCCGGAAGATGTTCAGCCCACTTCGACATAAACTGTTCCTCACGAGCCGACAGATTGCCGCTGTAAGGTTCAGTCAGTTCGAGACCAGACCGTTCCATCATATCGTAGGTAGGCCGACTCCGAATTTCATCCAGAACAGCCGAGCCACTTGATTGCCAGTTCTGACCACGAGCAGCAACAGGAGCTTCATCATTCTTCTTGAAGGCAGTCCAGAACTCTTTGAACATGGTGGGCCATGCTTGGTAGAACTCTTTCCGACCAGCCATAAACACACCCTGTCGGAACGGGGCAGACAAGTCGAAGGTGGACATCATCGTTCGGGGGAGGTTCAGCGCATTACCTGCGATGTCTCCGAACTTAGCCATAGAGCTTCGGTTCTTTAGAGCGGCCTTAATGAAGTCGGGAGGGAACACCTTCCCAAGCAATTCAATCTCACTCTTGTTAGGGATTTCCCCATCTAGCAGCTTACGTAGACCAACACGAGCGTTGATCGGAGCAAATGCCGAGTGAGCAAGCGCCGGACTATCACGCACCATATCAAACAGACTGTTGATTTCATCCGGCTTGAACTGATCCCTGATGCCTTCAAACGCAGGCTTGGGAGACTCACCCTTGAGGGCCGACAGTTCGGCATTCAAACCAGCTTCACCAGTGCTGCCATTACGGCGAGCTTCGATAGAGGCTTTCAACTTATCAGACAGGTCCGCAGAACGGAGAGCTGCCTGTTCTTTACTTAGCTTTCCTGCATCGTTGATTGCTGTGGTGAGCCGGGTGACAAGATCGGCCTCAGGGGCAGATGCCTCGGCAGTTGGAGCAGCATCAGGTGCGGTAGGTTCTTCAACCCTAGGCTGAGCAGCGACTTCGGGAGCCACAGGTTCGGCAACAGGTGCCGGAGCGGCTTCATCAGGATTAACACGCGGCGCATTAGGATCAACATTTTCTACAGGAGTTGCTACAGGCTCAACAGGCGCAGGTTCAGCAGCAGCCGGTTCTTCGGCAGGCTTCTTACCTTTCTTACCACGACGGGGAGCAGTAACGACGATAGGTTCGCCTTCTACTTCCGGTGCCGCAACAGGTTCCTCACCTACACGAGTGTCGCTAGTGCGGTTGTTGTTCACTAGGTAAGTCTCCTCACCATCGTAAACACGAGAGTAGTTAGCACTCTCACCACGAAGCTGCTCAGGCAGGAAGGGATCAATAGCACCACGATCATTCTGAATGATGACCGGCTTATTACCCTTGTTGAACGAGATACGGAAGTCCGCACCTTGAGCGTTCAGGTCGTTGATGATCGGAACCATCCACGCCCCTTCTCCATCGAAGTAGTCCTTCGAGAAGTTGAACGAGTTGCCATCCTTATCTGTTACGCGAGCATTGCCATCAGGCAGGGTCTCAATAGCAAAACCTTCAGGCAGTTCAACACCAGCCAGAGGATTACCATCAGGACCAGTACCACGAGTTCTTGAACGGAACAGTTTCCAAAGCTTAGAACCACCAGCCGCAGCCGCTTCAAGACCGCCCTGAAAACCTGCGCCAGTCAAACCAGCAAACAGGGTACGTCCGGGGCTGTACTTATTAGAGACACCATCGTTCAGGTCCATGCCTTGATAGAAAGCATCCGAAGCAGCATTAACCGCACCAGCACCAGCCATGCGACCCACAACAGGGGCAGCACGAGGAGCTAGTTTACCCAGCTTACCGAACTTGAGTCCAGGAGCGATAAGGTCTTCCGGTCCAGCAGAGCCAAGCAGAGTGCCGCCAAGCCACGCAGGATTGTACCAAGCCGATGGGTCTTGCTGTTCTTTCATCTGACCTTCAATGCGAAGATCACGCTGAGCACCAGAGATACTCCCACGATGGGTCTCTCGTGCCTTACCCAGCAGGGTGGTGTACATATTCTCAAGCTGTTGATCGGACGGATTGTTACCAGCCTGTTGCTGCTGCTGACGCATCTTAGCAATCCAGGTAGGCTTATCAAACCCACTCATCAGGTCTTGATCGGTAGTCCCACCAAGGAGACCACCATCAATTCCATCACCCAAAATCTTACGCGCAATGAAACCGCCGAAGCCGTTCTGTGCGCTATCCATGTAGGAGTCCCTGAACCTCTGACCTTGGGTGCGGCCCTGATAGTTCGGGTTGCCACGGATTTCCTGAACCTCGCCCTTGTCGTTGTACACGATGCGGGTAGGAGAGTTCGGATCATCGGCGGGCGGAGTAAACTTAGGAGCAGGAGTGGCCGTCGTCGGCGTAACACTCGGAGCCGCTGCATCCTGAACGGAGAACGGCTTTGAAGGATCAAACGTAGGATCGGCCATAGAGGCTCCTGTTAGTTGACTGGATCGTATTTCTTAGTCGTAGGATTATATCGGAAACGCTTCCCACCCTGAACATAAATCTTGTTCGGATCGGGAACAAATCGCTGAGGACGCATATCCTGGCCCCTGCGAGTATCTGCGCTTCGTACATCCTGCCCACGGCGAGTATCCGAGGAACGAATGTCTTGACCACGCTCTGTAGTGTCTCGACCAGCCGCTCGATCAGCAGAGGTAATATCTTGCCCCCTGCGACGATCACCGGAAGTGATGTCCTGACCACGCCGGGTAGTAGCATCACGCCTATCGAACTGTTCACCCTGTTGATCCATTCGTTCACGAGTTAGACGCTGTGCCCGCTGAGTGCCAACCGGAACCGCACCGTCAATAAACGAGTCCAACTGAATGGGATCGAATTGAGCCGGAAGTTCACTACTTAGATCAAGCCCGTTAGCCTGACCGTATTTAATTGCTTGGTCACGGAGAGCGCCATAATTAGCGGTCCGTCGATTGTCGTCCCAAGTAGCCATAGTGCCGAGCATAGCAGCAGCACGACTACGAGTGCGATCATCTTGAACAGCCTTAGCAGCAGCCAGTCGAGCATCCCGCGCCTCAGCCGTAGAGGCTTGAGCAGCAGCAAGACGCTGATTGTCGATGTACTGGTCACGAAGTTTAGCACCAAACACAGGATCGAGGCTGCTGACCTGTTGGATTGCACCAACTGGATCAGTGTCGATATTCTGTTGAGCTAATGCAAGCTTCCGCTCTTTCTGAGCAGGACCATACATAGCAGGCATGTGCAAGCGAGTAAGCAGAAAATCCCCAAGAGTTCCGAGGATGTCACGAGCTACACCCGCAACCCCTCTGTGCTTACCATCCTGTTCTACGTACCGTTGAGGAGCAGTAGGAGTGGGAGAGACAGAGGTAGGCTGAGGAGGTGCTGCCGCTGGTGCAACACCCCCTATAGGAACGCCAAACAGCGGCGTATTCTGTGGTGCAGTAGGGTCCGCCATAGTGTTCCTTTCTTAGCCGAGGCTAAAGTTCGTGCTCTTACCAGTCGAAGTGCCGTAGCTAGTGCCCTGCGAATTAGCGGTGCTACCAGCCGAGGCAAGGATTTGCCCAGCCTGAATACCAGTGTTCGACAGACCCATGAGGTTCGACAGGTAGTTGTTGAGGAAGTTGCTAGCAAGATTGCTGCTGTAGCTGCTGATCGCCTTAAGCGCCGAACCACTACCCAGCAGGCCCTTCGCGGCCATACTCCCTTCGATACCCTTGATGCCCTCATCTCGGACGAAGTTATAGCTGCTGCTATCCTTGAACTGATTGAAAGCGTTCGTCCCGGCATCGCTGCCGTTCAAACCAAGCAGACTTGCAATTGCGGAGCTACCTACCCCTGCATTACCGACCTGATCGCCAAGCGCACTCTGCAAGAAAGGATAGGCTTGGTTCTTGCTCTCGCTAGTCTGCTGAGATTGGTTCTGCGAACTTTGTTTGCTTCTACCAAAACCCATCGTTTAATCCTTTATGCCAGAAGTTTAAGCAGAGCGGCTAGGCCACCTCCACCCTGTTGCGGTTGAGCGTTAGCCATGACCACATTGCTGTAATCCGGCATCGACATACCCGGATCAGTTGGTCCAGTACCTCCAGCCGGAGGAGTTGCAGCCGGGGGGACCTGATTGTTCCCGAACACCGTGCCTGCAAGACCACCCGCAATCGGGTACTTGCTTTGAAAGTAATCGCCCAGCCTGTCACCGAAGCTCTTGTGGGTAGGAGCCGCCGCATCACCCGTAGTCGGGGCAGCACCACCGCCTCCGCCACCAGCCTGATCTGCGCCGGGGGTAATATTAGACAACCCCATTATTCAAATCCTTTGTAGAGTAAAACATTTCACATAAGCCATTCTCAGTCATCACTTCACCGAGCGACTTGAAGCCGACTTGCCGGATCAACCACCGGGCTTTCTTGTTGTTGACTTCAATCAAACCGATTGCAGTCTTAACGGGACAGCCCCGGCAGAACTCTTCAAACATATCTTTGGTAAGCTGGACTGCTTCCCTGCCCCTAGCTGTGTGAAAACAGAAATGAACGTGATAGGTTCCAGGAGATTTGTACTCACCGAAGGCGATGTTCTCGCCCTCGATAAGCGCATAATTGTTAGGGGTGTCGAACCACTCCTCAACATTAAACGTGAAATACTGAGGATAGTGGTCCGTCACTTTACGACATTCAACAGGATCGGTTAAACGTCTCACATTACACCAGCGTAATACTGCCAGACCTTACCACACCATCACTCCCCCTCATTTTAATAGTGAAGGAAGTATTGCTTGTAGCTTGGAAAACAATATCCCCGTTATTTGTTGGGGTTACGGAGGACGCAGGTGCAATTTGAAGATTACCCCCGACATCTAGCTTCTGAGTAGGTGATCTTCCAATGCCTGTACTACCAGCCGTATTATTAAAGATGATATTACCATCAAATACACCGGCACCCGACCCTAGTTGAGCATTATAGATGCGTTCAAACCCAGAACCAGCCCCCATATTAGCAATCATATAATCGCCACCGCCGTTGGTATTAAAGATAAAGTCGCAGAAAAACCCCGAAGGGGTTCCTGTAGTACCGACAGTTCTCAAACCAACACCAGTATTTGAAATAACCATTGCAGATGAAACATGGATGATCTGGTTATTAGTAGTAGTGTGGTCCACTTTAATACCATCTCCCGTGTTATAACCAGAGAAGGTATTAGTAAAATTAGCACTACCACAACCATTAGTAAGCAACAGACCGTGGATAGTCGCGGTCTTACTAGCTAGTTGGTTACGACCAATAATAAGAAGCTTATCGCTTTGAATAATAGTAGTTGCAGAGATTTCTACTGCATTGCCATCACACAAAGAAACAACAGTATCCATAATGTGCACATAGGCACACCCAGAAATATAGATACCCTTCCCGCCAGTCGTATCAACAAAGCACCTTCTCAACCAGATAGCTGAACAAGTACGGATGTCAATACCGATTTGAGCAGCATTCGTCGCGCCTACAAAAGCTGATCCTTCAATCTCCACTCTTTCCAGAGTAAGCCCTTGGCTATTTTGGACATCAATAAACGTCCAATTAGGAGAGGTTGAACTGGCAAGATCGACTGTCAGTTCAGTGATGAAGAGGTAGGCAAATCCGTCCCGCATAACAACTGCTTGATTAGCGTGACGCTGTAGCGTGATGTTCCAGATATAAAGTTCATCATAAGAGCCAGCCGCATTAGCGTCCTTAAAGAAAGGAGCAGCAAGCTGATCGGTTACAATGTTAAATATACGATGTTTTTCATAACTACCAGCATTCGTGTCGAGATAGATCAAAGAACCCGTACAGTTAGCTCCACTTGTAAAAAGCAGATTACCGACTGAGAAATTTGAAGTTCGCAGCGTAAGCCAATTAGTTGTCGCAGCTTTAAGGATGATCTTAGTACGCTCATCTTCTCCGATTAGACCACCAGAAGTAGAAGCAATCAGGCCTCCTACGACATAACCAAGTGCCGAATAAGGTACAAATACTTGCTTTCCGGTGTTAATTGCATTCTGAAAAGCGTTTGTATCGTCAGTAGAGCCGTTACCTACTGCTCCAAAATCTTTCACAGAGACCATATCTTGTAGCTTACTACCGACAGTAGAAACCGGATAAGCTACGCTTGGTGAAAAACCAACAAGGCCGGAGCCTTTATTAGCCAGAAGCGACGCAAGATCAGCAGTTTTAGTGTAGCCAGACGGAGCGATAGGGTCAACATCTTGAACAGATGTATCAGAAAAAACAATCCGCCGACGATAAGTCACCGTTGGGTCAAGGAAGATGTTAGGAGGAATAGCACCCTGTGCAATAACTACTGGATTAGTCATCGGAACAGACAAGGCAATGTCTGAATAAATCGGGGCCGGATTGCTAGTGCCGGTGTAGTAAAAATACACAGTGGCACCGACAATCCCACCTACACTAGACATAAACCTAGTTTCATCGAAAAAATGAGTAACGCCAGTAGCCATTACTATAAATCCTTTTTATAAAGAAACGGAACCAACGGGATCGACTGTTGCTCCAATGACTGTACCACTTACAGGGATGAACACTGCGCCTACCACATGAATACCATCTTTTTGTGATGGTTTAGGCGCTGGATCAACAGAGAACGCATAAGTGACAGAACCACCGTTAAACGATGGATCGGAGTAGAACACTCTAACAATACTCCCAGCTGGAGAACCTGTGTTAAGTGTTCCACCACTAACAGCTACCTGATTACCACTACCATAAACCCTTGTGTGTGGGTTGATAGTGATTATACCAGAAGAGTCTGCGCTAATAGCAGGCGTAGGAGTTTCTACGTAACTAGTGAGAAGACTTAGAGAGGTTGATACTGTAGTTTGAGACGAAATGCTGTTCTCAATAGAGGTCAACACTTCGTCCCAATATCTTTCAAAAAGACCCGGAACTTTGTTCCAATTTCTTGGAAGACGAGGCAACCGGATCATTTTTAATCTCCATTCATGTTTACATAATCGAGACGGAAATTATCAACACCACTAAATCGAAATTCAAACATTCGACCGGGCTGCTTAATCTGGCCTAGCGAGCGGAAAGATACTTGAGATTTTGTGCTTCCTCGTGAGCCGAGAGTAGTCTGCATGTAGTTGGACCAATTCGCCCCTTGATCGTCAGACCATCTCATTTCTACAATCGGGTCCGCTAAGTACGAACCTGCGAAGCCGCTGTTAGCACTTACATCCAAGAAAGCACAATTAACAGGGTTACGAGTTGTGTTAAATACCGTACCAGTAATCTCGCACACAATCCAATCAGTTGTGCCATCTTTAGCAGCTTCGGCTAGAACTGAAATTTCCGCTTTTCTCATTAGATTACAAACGAAGACCTTATCACCTACCTGTACCCCTTTAGAAGCATCCCAATTTGGTTTAAGATACGTATTCCAATGATACCAAGTATCAAGCGTAATATCATAAACCAGTGTGTAGATGTCAGTAGTTAGTACGTAGAAATCATTACGATTTCGTCTGAAATACCATCCATAATAATAAGACGAATTTCTCAGGACTTCCTCTACGAAATCGTTGCTAATTTTTGAGATAATACCTTGAGCAATAACAACTTCTCTGGCCTCTGAGACCCAGATAATAGCAGGAGAAGACTCCTTCATAGCAGAAGATACCGACTGGTTATTAAAACAACCAGTATTGTACACTCGTCCAGTAATTCTAATGAACGGAGCATCAGCCTGACCGGATGGTGCCCAAACTTCCGTGGTGTTATTTCCTAGAAACCACAACTCATCGGAGGTAGATTTTACACTGACTAGGTAATCAGGATTACTTTCGGCGGATGCAAAATCTAACGGATCAATAAAATCATTGCCCGGAACAACCCAGAAGAATTTGTTAGTGTTCTGAATGCTCAAAATAATGTAATTATTCAGGCTTGTAATATCAGAAACAAGTTGGTTATCTGGTATATTGACTGATGTGATAGTAGCACCGTCGAATAAATAGAGACGGCCATCGCTTAAAATAGCTAAATGATAGAAGGATGCACTGAATTTACACTCACTGAGGCCAGGAATTGTGCCTACTAGGGTATGAATACCAGTCGAACTGTCAACCCTGAATAACTTATCATCAGCGACTATGATAAGATTATCATTCAACCACCCTTGTTGGTAATAAATACCTCTAATGGTTTGACCCGGAAGATTTACTAATGATTGGAGAGAAGGTCGGCTGACAAAAGAATAGCCCGAAGGTGTCGTAGGATTTTGAGCCGCGTAGAAATTAACTACTTTAACCTCTGGAACATTTTTAGACAGCGATCCGAAATGTCCTTTTGCCAGCTCAATAATCATTTATACAAGTCCTGTATTAAAACGCTGTGCAGCATCAAGGTTCGACATCTGAGTAGCGCGCCTAAAAGACGGAAGACGTACTAAAGCATACTCTGATCCTACTTCTGTTTTTACAGCATATCGTGCTCGGAAAAGGTTAAAAAGTCTTTTGAAGGTTACGGAACTCTGATTGTCAAGGGTCACTCCATTTCGAGGATTGATCCGTAAAGCTAGACCCAACACGAATAAATCTTCAAACTCAACAGGAAATGGAAAAGTATCTGTTAGTTGAAGAGGGCTAACAAGTTTCCAGTCTCCTATGTCTGCTCTAAAGAAATAATCTTGTTTAAGACTATTAGTGTTTAGGACAGACGTTAGAGCACCTCCAATAGTTCTACCATTTCCTACTAAAGTAACAGGATAGGTTGCGAAGTTATTAGACATATCAATAACTGAAAACCTTTCGCCATCTTGAGGGTTGGGATTTAGATTAACAGTCTGAACGGAAGTGTTATTGAAGGCTAGTCGTGTATTAGGCGGAGGAGACCAAATTCCGGAAGGAACAGAAGAAAGATTTACATTGTACCCGCTGCTGATATTAGCATTACCAAAATTTATAGTAGTGAAACTATCGCTTACGCTTGTACCATATACAGAACTAAGAAACCTGTTAAATAAGGAAAGAGCCTCAGTCTGTTCTGCTGCCGAGGGTAGTTGACCAATAGGCAGAATGTTGCTTTCTCGAAAAGCATCCGTAATGATTTGAGAAACAAGAGCCATTGGCGATCCTTAGAAGTTAGGCGGCAAGAACACCAGTAGAGCCGACACCAGTGACGATAGTGCCACCATTCGGACCGATGTAAAACGGTAGAGGATACCACGTATTTGCAGTCGTGGTAAAGGACACAACTAC